TCGGACCCTGTGGTCATCGACGGCTACGGGTACGCGAGCGAACAGGACTGCATCGACGACCTGACTGAGAGCAACTGTCTTGGCGGTACGGCCAGCAGCCAGTGCATCGGGGACCAATGGAAGCAAGTGCGGCACGCGATCGACGGCACGCGAGACTGCCTGGAGTCTGTGTGTACTAGTGCTTGTGATCCGCCGGGGTGCTGTTCATGACTACACGTAGCATGGTCATCCCGTACTCGGGGGGCGTGGATCCGGCCACGCTCGTGGCGGCGATTGCCAAGCTGCTGGGCGAAAACCCCGGCAGCGGCCTGCTCCAGATGCGAGTGGTCGAACATGCCCCGCCGCCGCCGAATGAAGGCCCGGGCACAGAACTGAAAAAGCTCCTAGCCAAGGTCGGCATCAAGCCGAAGGCCGGCTGTAAATGCCTGGCGCGTGCCGTGGAGATGGACATCCGCGGCTGCGACTGGTGCGAGACCAACGTGCCCACGATCGTCGGCTGGCTCCGCGAGGAGGCCACCAGTAGGCGGCTGCCGTTTGTTGACGCGGCGGGTACGGTGCTGGTGAGACGAGCGATCAGCAACGCGAGGAGGCTGCATCGTGGCAAAGCGCACGGATGAGCGCGGGTGGACTGGCCTCGACGACGTTGACTACGAGGAAGACGCGGACGGTGCCAACCCGATGCCGGATGACGACGGCAACATAGTTCTACATCGCAAGGAGGCGGCAGATGCAGCGAGGGGACGCGATAACGCGAAAGGCCGAGCGGCTCGCAAAACTCCATCCCGAAGCCCCCGCGCAAACGCTCGCAAGGCGACTCGTAAAGGAAAGTAACGGCGCGATCACGCTGCACCAGGCACGCATGCGGATGCAGCGGCAGTTCGGGCAACACGGCAAGAAGAACCGCAAGACGCAGAAGCCTACGGTCCCGCGTCCCCCGCGAGAAGCCGGCGAGATCCTCGCCATGCCGAAGTCGATGGCCCAGCCTTGGACGCCGTACGTCCTGAAGGTCACCGGCCCAATCGGCATCCTGTCCGACGTGCATGTGCCGTATCACTCTGAGGTCGCCGTGGCTGCCGCTGTCGGCCACCTGAAAGAGCAGGGCTTGTCTGGGCTACTTTTGAACGGCGACATAGCCGACTTCTACGCCATCAGCCGGTACATGAAAGACCCGGCCTACCGGGACTTCAAGGGCGAACTCGAGGCGGTGCGTGGGTTCCTCGGCTGGCTGCGGCAGGAGTTCCCCGACATCCCGATCGTCTACAAGACCGGCAACCATGAGGACCGGTGGCAGCACTGGCTCTGGCAGCACGCCGCCGAGATCAGCGACGACCGACGCATGAGCCTGACGGCGTGGCTCGACCTAGACAAACTCGACATCGAACTCGTCGATAACCAGCGGCCGGTCATGCTGGGGAAGTTGCCGGTGCTGCACGGCCATGAACTGCCGAAGGGGATGGCGGCTCCGGTCAACGTCGCCCGCGGTGCGTGGATGCGGACGCTATCGACGTGCCTGGTGGGACATTCGCACCGGACCAGCAACCACGCCGAGTCGGACATGTGGCACCACGAAACGGCGTGCTGGAGCACGGGATGCCTGTGCGACCTACGGCCCGACTACGCGGTCATCAACCGATGGAACCACGGGTTCGCCGTTGCCACCGTCCACGACGGCGGGGCGTTCGACGTGCAGAACTACCGCGTGATGGGTGACGGCACCGTGCGGTCGGCTTGACCACGGGCATAGGCTGCGGACTCACCCCGAGGAACCAAGCATGACGACCACGACACTGGAAGAGCACAACGCCGCACTGCGGGCAGCCGTCCGCGAGCGGCTCGACGCCACGCCAGCCGATGACCACAAGGTGTCGCCGCGGGCGACGGAACCTAGGCACATTGTCGCAACTACCGAGGAAACGCAACACGACGAGTCGGACGTGCCCTACGTCGAGCACCTGCTCGGGCGGCAGCGTGGCGACTCGGTCCTGAGCGAGACCTACGCCGAGTGGGAGCCGGGCTTCCAGCCCGTCACTCCGGCAGAGCAGACGCTGCGGGACGCGATCGCCACGATCCGAGACCGGCACGGCAAGTACGGGCCACCTACGGAGCATTTCGCCAGGACGGCGTCGCTGGTGAACGCGGCGTTCGGCACGACGTTTACGCCGGCCGACTGGGCTCTCGTCATGGTCTTGGACAAGATCGCCCGCCAGATGGGGCCAGCGGCGACCGACGACGCTGCTATCGACATCGCTGGCTACGCGGCCTGCCACCAGGAGTGCCGACGTGGCTGAACCCCTCACCGACGCCTACCTCCAGCAGTGCGAGCAGGACGCCCGCCGGTTCAGCGGTGCGTACACCGGGACCAGCGGTACGCTCGCGGCTCACGTCATGCGGCTGCTCGCGGAGTTGAGCCGGGTCAAGGGGACGCTCGCCGTTGAGCGAGCGAGGCGTGAGCAACACACTTGCCGCTGGGGCGACGACCCGAGCGGGCCTTACGTCTCGGACGAATTCCTCGGCGGCCTGCGGGCTGATAGCAACGAGTGCTGGCCGGATAGATGAGGGGGCAGGACGCATGATTGGTCTGTACGTCCTCTCGGCGTGGCTCGCTGCCGACGTTGCCACGGGCATCGTCCACTGGTGGGAGGACCGATACGGCGACCCCGCGTGGCCGGTGCTGGGGCGGCACGTCGTGGCGCCGAACATCCGGCACCACTCTGAGCCCCGGGCGTTTCTGGCCGGCGGCTACTGGCAACGCAACTGGACGACGATCCTGCCCGCGGCTGCCGTATCGCTCGTCGCCCTGGCGGCGGGGCAGCACTGGCTCGCCCTTGTGGCGGTGTTCTCTAGCCAGGCCAACCAGGTTCACGGGTGGGCGCACCAGCGATGCTCACGCCCGATACGGGGGCTGCAACTCATCGGCCTGCTGTCGTCGCCAGACGGGCACGCGGTCCACCACCGATCGCCGTACAACACAGACTTCTGCGTTATGAGCGACTGGTGCAACCCGCTGCTGTCTGCGGTGGGATTCTGGCGTGGGCTGGAGCAGGCCGTGGGCTTGGCCGGCGTGCATCCGAGAGCGGAGCGAGAGACTGCTTGACCGGGCGGCGGGTTGATGGCGACGACGTGTCCTCCTCCACGTTGCCGCCTCCCCGCTTGCTCGGTCACGCCGCCGGCCTACCCCCGTCCTTCGGCGGGCCTTCAAGGTCGAGCGGCGGCAGGTAGTCCAGCCCCCGGTGCGTCTCCGTGATCCGCGGATCAAGGTAGTGTCCACGGGTCATCGCCGGATCGGCGTGGCCCAGGTGGGCCGTGGCATCTCCCCCGGCAGCGGCGACGTAGGAGGCCGACGCCTTGCGAATCGCGTGGAACGCCCTGGCGGGCACGCCTGCCGTCTGGCAGAGCAGCCGCATGCTGGCGTAGTGCGACAGCGGATGGCCCGTCCTAGGCCACACCAGAGCGTCAGGCGGGCCCCGGCGGCTCTCCAGTTCAGCAGCCAGGGCAGCGGTGATCGGGGCAACGAGGTCACGCTCGCGGCCCTTGCGGGTCTCGGCGAGGAATACGAGCCGCCCCTGCGACGTGTCCACCTCACGCCACCGCAGATCCAACAGGGCTCCAATCCGCTCGCCGGTCTGCCATGCGGACTGGAGAAGCGTGCTCCACCACCAGGCCGAAGGCACGCCGGACATTGCCCCTCGGCGGGCTTTGGCGGCTCGGACCAGGCGGCTCATCTCGTCCAGTGTGTAGGCGGTCGGCGTCCGCCGCACCCGCTTCTGGCGTGGCAGGCCCGGCCACTCGCCGCCGTGCAACTTCTTTTTGCAGGCCCACGTCCAGATCGCCAGCAACTGGCTGCGGTCCTTGGCGACGGTATGCGGGCTGACGACGCGCCCCCGGCAGGGGTTCGTGGCTCGCCACCGCAGGAACTTCGAGACCTGCACGTCCTCCAGATCCGTGATCAGCGGCTCGCGGCCGAGGAACTCAGCGAACTTGTCGATCGTGTGGCCGTAGAGCGTCATCGACCTGGCCGACAGATTCATGAGTAGGGCATACCGCTCCAGCAACTCTCGCATCGTCATCGGGCACCTCCTTCCCCCATAGTGTACAGATGTTTAACGGAGCCCTCTCCGTTGAAACTTCCCCCGCGAGTCGATCCTACGGAGGGTCGGCTGGCCGGGGCAAGTTGGGTGGTTTGGAGGTAGGGACGGTTTGATTTGCACGGACAGAACGATACGATTGGAGACATGATCGCCATGGCCAGCCCTTTCGCCGACTACTTCACCGTCCGCCAGACCATGCGGGCTATTGACGCCCTTGCGCCCAGCACGGTGACTCGGCTTGTCTACGACGAGGATCGCCCAAGGCCAGAGGGCAAACGTCTGGCCGGCAAGCTGATCGAGGGACACGGCTGGATGATCCAGAAAAAAAGCGTGTCCAAGTACCTTGAAGAGCAAGCCGCCAAGCAGCCCGGCGTCGGCTACCCTCGGGGCAGAAGCCGCAAGGCAGACAAGGCCAAGGTCGTCGCCAAGGCCAAGCGGTCCCGCAAAGTCCCCCGAGCCTGACGGATTTTTTTGGAAATCCGCATTTCCCCCGGTGTTTAGCCCTATTGCATATGCACCGGTCTGCCGATATCATGGGGGCATGCGAGCGAATGAGACTCGCAGGACACGAACCGGAGACGAAACGATGAAGCACCTTCGGACGATCACCGACATGCAGCCTGGCGAATGCCGCTGGGTCGGCCGGCAAGACCTGCACGTCTACTGCCACGGCAGCGAGGTAGGCGGCAAGTACCGCCCCGACGTGCGTGTCTACAAGCTCTGGACCATCGACAGCATCGGCAGCGTATGGGACGCGGCCGGCTGGGCCACGGCGGCAGAAGTCGCCACCCTCGTCGCAAAGGAGACGGCAAATGACCGGTGACCTTCACGCACTTGCCACGCTCGGATGCCAGTTCGTGCAGCTGGCCAGCAACGGAAAGCGGCCCCTCGGCAACGCCTGGCACACGCTCGCCTCGAGCATCGCCGACGTGATCGACGGCTGGCTGTCCGCCGGCAGCAACCTCGGGCTCCTGCTGGGCACTGGCAACATCATCGACGTGGAGTATGACGATGAGGCCGGCCGGCTGGCACTGGCCAGAATGGGCCTGCTGGACATCAGGACGCCGACCTGGGCCAGCGGCAGAGGCGAACACCGGCTGTTTAGGCTGGACGCTACGCTGCCGCCGATGGGCTGGAAGAAGGTTGGCGGGGCCGAGATCCGCATCGGCGGCAAGCCGGCCCAAAGCGTCCTGCCGCCGTCGATGCACCCAACAGGCTCGGCCTACCGCTGGCTGGTCAGCCCGTGCGACGTAGCACCGGCTGCGGTCACGCTTCGCATGCTCGGGCTGGAGGGCTGACCATGCACCGGATTTCGAACCTCATGCCCGCACTCGTCCTCGTCCGCATCGGCCAGGAACTTGGCACCGATTCGCCGGCTGCTCGAGCCGTCCACGACCTTCTGGAACTGCTGGCCAGCGTGGCCGGCGTACTTGCCCGTTGACGTATGCACCGATATCCGTATACATATGCACCGCACTGACGATATCCAAACTGGACCGCTTGACCTCGAACTGCACGTTCGTACACTAACCCGCCACACGAAGGAGACCCCCACCATGGACCCGCATCACAACGAGTACGTCGCCGCCGTCGCTGCCATGCCCGAGCACACCGTATCCGGCGGCACGACCCGGCTCCTCGACGGCAAGTTGGTCACGACCTACGCGGTCGGCGACCGCATCCGGTGGATCGACAAGGGCCGCACGCTCGCCGGAGTCGTGGTCGAGGTGCTGACCGAGGACACCTACCACGTTCGGCGGCATGTCCCTGACCGGGGCAACGAGCACCACGCGGTGACGGCCGAGCAGATCGTGCCGTTCTGACCGCACACACAAGGACCGTCGCCTGGTGGAACCAGACGGCGGAAGGAGCCCGGTGGAACCGGGGTAGCAAGGACGCGACGACACCCCGCCGAGCAGGACGCGGAGCGGGTTTTTGACAGAAATCACAGCCAGTTTTTCTGACGAAAGGAATGACAGATGACCACAGAAATCAGCACGCATCGGGCCGGCGGCTTGGCCCTGCAATCGTTCGACGACGCCTTCCGGTTCGCCAAGATGGTCGCGGCGTCGGACTTCGCGCCCAAGGACTTCAAGGGCAAGGCCGAGAGTTGTTTGCTGGCGATTCAGCACGGCAGCGAAGTCGGGCTCTCGCCGATGCAGTCGCTCCAGTCGATCGCTGTCATCAACGGCAGGCCGACGATCTGGGGCGACGCGGCCCTGGCCTTGGTGCAGTCGAGCTCGCAGTGCCTCTACGTTCGCGAGTACACCGAGGGCGAAGGCGACAGCCTGACCGCCGTCTGCGAGGTGCAACGTCGTGGCTACCCGCAGCCGACGGTTGCCAAGTTCAGCGTCGCCGACGCCAAGAAGG